GATCCCACCAAGGAGCGGTGTTATTGAGTCTGCAATGCTTCTGATGAACACCGGGATATTAGCTACAAGGAAGACCAGCGCGTCTTTAAAGGCTTGGAATAGAATCGGCGCGAGATTCTCAACGAGGCGTTGCCCTAGCTTGTTTAGAGCTTCGGTCACATTGTCTAGTGAAGCCCCCAACGCATCTGTCAATAACGCGCCCAAGCTTGTGGCTGCGATAAGCTTTATACGCGTATTGCCAAATGCCAACCCAAGCGCTGCAACTGCAAAGCTCAGAAGTGTTTCCGAAACGGAGGCAAGCTGCCCTGTGAGGTCGAGAGCGCTCAGCTGCGCAACCAACGAACCGATGATGTCCCCTATAGGTAGCTCGCGAATATTCTGGAACGTCTCCAAGAACGCGGCCTTCACCCGCTGCGCGAATGAACCTATGCGTTTTTCGGCGCCGCTTAGACGCCCCGTATGCGCAATAACACCATCTATGGTGTCTGGCCATGTCGAGGAACCAACCACATCTTTCCAGATATCATGGAAGAATGCCTTCACAGCTACTGCGAATGAGCGGAGGATGTTGAGAGTCGAGCGAAGCCCTCTCCTAGCGATCTCCGGTATCTCCTTGAATAGTTTGATGAAAGGTGCGAATACGCCGCCAAGATCCACACCTGTGAAACCGTCAAAGGCAGTGACACCCTTCAGCAGACTGCTGACAGCAGTGGTGAGCCTTGCTTTCTGGCTACTTATGGCCTTGGAGAGTCTGGCGAAAAGACCTCTAACCACACGCTCCAATGCATTGAAGATAGGGGCTGTTAGAGTCACGGCCAGCGTTTTACCAAATTCGACCAGAAACAGGCCTACACTCTTAAGAGCATCCCCGATGTCTTTGAGCAAGGCAACACGTAGTTCCAGCGGGACTCCCGAGAACGCGAGGATCTCCGCAATATCAAGCGTTTCCCGCCCCTCGGCGAATGCTCTTGAAAAGCCCGTAACCAGGCCCAGGAGCCATGTTCCGAAGCGTTTACCTAGCGTACGACCTGTGGCAGGATTGAACGAGTTGCGTAACGCGTTATTGAGAGTGTTAAGACGTTTCTCCATCATCTTGAAAGACTCGAAGATTACAGGCGTCACTTGTGTCTGAAAGATATCGGTGAAGACACGCTTCAGTGCGCGTGTGATACGCGCCGCTTGCTGCTCTATCCGCTCTACTGGGAGGTCCACAATGTTAGTTGCAGAATTTTCCAGGAGCCCGACTTGCGCCCCTAGCTCTCTGAAGAATTTCACAGTCCCACTAAACTCTCGCTCGAGTTCTCTTCCGAGGAATGGTATATCCCCCCGGAAATCTGTGGCCAGCGCATCGCGTAACACAAGCAATTGCCTGTTAAAAGCATCGATCCCTGTGGTGCGAAACAGCCCTAGCAATGCACGATCTACACGGCGATCTATTCCTACAAAGAACGACATCCTGTCAGCAATCGCTTCAATGCCACGTGTCCGCTGAAGCATTGCGTCTCTAATGCGAGCCGAGAGGTTCACGAAACTAGATGAAACGGCTGCGTCAATTTCGGCAGTGACGGTGGCAATCGGCACAGCGATCGTAGGTGCGATATTTGAGAGCTGCGATAGGAGCGTTGTGACGACGCTGCCTGTGTTTCGCAGCAGAGTCGTAAGCTGCAGAAGGGCATCGGTGGTCTTACGTACTGGTGCTTCTGCAAACTCTTGAATCGCCACATTTCGCTGTAGCGTAGCCCTGATCGCCTCCAGCACCGCGCCTTTCTTAAGGAGCTCGACGTTCTCTTCCATGCGTGCCAGTTTCAGCTCCCGCACAGCTGCGGTCTCTGCAAAGAAGTTCGATACCTGAGTAGGCAGCCCCAGGCCCTTTGATGCCCTTTCAACAGGGTTATTCTTGTCAGAGAATTGGAGTACTTTAGCGGTCTGCTTGGTGGCGAAGTTGTTACGGGAGCTTGCACCTTCTGCTCGCGAAGCACGTATCGTCCTCTGCACCTCTTTTAAATTTCGCTTAAATTCTAGTATCTTGCCGTTGAAGTTCTCAGCAAACCCATCGACCGACTTGTTAATCTTTTCGATGCTTCCCACGAAGCTTTGGCTGAAATTGAAACGCTGGCTCAGCTCACCCGTCAGCTTCGAGATCGAAGCTTTCAGTCGAGACACAGCGAGCGCGACAGGGATCTCCAGCTCGGAAAAAGCGGCGTCTGCTTTACCTTTGAGCTGCTCTAGCACCTCTAACAGAAGCTCTGTCGAGAGTTTGCCCTCTTCCGCGAACCGGCGCAGCGCTCCTGCATCTTTGTCTAAGATATCCATTAGGCCAAGACCTAAGAATTTCATCTGTTCCATGACAGAATTCAGCTCTTCGCCTCGCAAGGTGCCGGAAGCGATACCCTGTGTAAGTTGCACCAGGGCACCTTTGATACCAGAGCGCCCAGTCCCTGACAGGACACCAGCCTTTAAGACGGTACTTACAGCTTCTTCAATTTTTCGATCAGAAACACCCTTTTTACCTAGTGCCTGCTGGAAATCCACAAACAAGTTCACTGCATCTGCAAACTCAGAACGTGCCTCACGGGCAATCCCGAAGAGTCGCGATTGCGCAGTGGCGAGCTTGTCAGCGTCTCGAATGATCAAACGTAGCCTGTTCTGCACGTTGACCAGGTTATCGGTTGCTGTGTTGACCACGCTGACAGTAAAGATAGCTGAGAAGGCAAGGGCTAGCCCCTTGATCGCAGTGCCTAGAAGGTTTACACTCTTAAGGCTCTTGGCCGCGCTCTTGTCTACCTTTCCGAAAGCTTCGGTGCCTACACGGCCCGCCTGTAGCATTCCTGTATTAGCTGTTGCGACTTCCCCATTAATCTTTTTAATCTTCGACGACAAATCACCGCCGATATCTACCTTGACTCTACTGTTTCTTGTGATGCTTTCGAGCGAGCGACTGAGCCTATCAAGTCGCCTATTTGTCTCCAGCGCGTTGTCTTTGAAATCAATTCTTACACCACTCATGGTATCACTCCTGTGCTGAGGAAAAAAGCCCGCCAAATTAATGACGGGCAGTATTTAAACGTTTCTAACAATAAGGCCTTCGACTTTTATGTCGGTGTCTAGCAGTATCGTCTTCTCGATGAACCGAGATCCAGCTTGTTTCGATGCGCCTGCATTTAAGTCGGGCACGTATTCGACAGGGTTGAAGATACCTACCCCGTCTTCATCCCACCCTGCCGCAGCAGCACCTGTGTCTTTCGGTGTTGCGTCGCGGAGGCGTGCGACCATCTCCTGCAGTTTCTTCTTTTGTAACCTACCTTTCTCTGCTTTAAACTCTGCTTTCAAGTTGTTCATAATCCAGAACCTCCCCACCTTTCGCGCCTTGCAGCTTTTGGAAGAAGACCGAAGACTTGAAGCCTTTGATATCGAAGCCCTCTTCCTTCGGCGGATTGTATATAGGATCTAGGATAGGAAACAAGGCCCACGGCTTGCCTTTGGCGCCTTGTGCCTGCAAGAGCGCTGCTGTCTGGTCGTAGCCTCGCCAACCTATAGGCTTCTGCCCTAGGTACGCGAACCAGCCAAGCAGCTCTTCGTATCGCATCTCGTGCAATAAGAAATCTACAGTCATTCCAAGGTGAAAAGCAAGCTCGTATAAAATCAGCTCCTGCTCCCCTAGTATTACTTTCCCGCCTCTTTGTCCCCAAGGCCTGAGAAGCTCATGATAGCCTCTGAGAGCACAGCAAGCTCACCAAGAGGCGCTGCCTTGAACTCAGCGACAGCTACGTCTGCAGCTTCTGCTACACTCATTTTGATGACAACGATGAGCATCTCAAGGTTGTCATCCATATCACTCGTGCTATCCACACCTGCAGTCGCAGCTGTCGTAGCTGCCGCAGTAGCCTGATCGGTCATCTTTTGGATTTCCATGATCTGGCTGGTTGAAAGCTTGCAAATCTGGACGGTGGCCCCCATGAATTCAGCGTCTTTGGTTATCTTGGCTTTCAGAAGTTCTTGGAATCTGGTGGTCTTTGGCAAATTCGTTACAGTAGTCATTGATGTCTCTCCTAATTCTTTCTAGTAATAGAAGCGCTTGTAACGCTTCTTTCGATTTTTCACTACCCTCACCCAGGTCTTGCAACCGCAATAAGGTTTTTCTCGTGCTGTAGTCGACCACGCCGTTCAACTGCGCCATCGCCTTTCGTATTACCCACTCTTTGCTAAATGGTTTGCCCATGGCAATAGAAGAGACGCCCCTGTTTCGAGGCGTCTCTAGTCTCCTTCTATTCTTTAGTCGGTGAACGCACCAAAGAACTCTGACTGGATGGTCATAGTCACAGTAGAAGTGTTCGAATCGGTGAGATTCGGGGTGACCTGCAACGCTTCGACCTTGCCCACCCAAAAGAATTGGGTGTTTTCTACAAGACCAAGGCCGAGGGCTGAAGAGGCGTACTGTGTGACGCCGGTGCCAGTAGGCTCTGAATTCAGCAACGCGAAACGGAAAGCACGCTGAATACCATCACCAACCATATCACCTAGCGTTGTAGACGCCGCCCAATCAGATGCGATGTAGTTCAACTGGAGTTCCATTGAAGGCGCATCTGCCTGGCCTTGAATCTGTTGAGATGTCTTTGAGCCATATACAGGCACATTGACAATATTAGGCGGTGTGCCCATTGGTGGAAACTCACGTACGCTGCTTAGGCGAATGAACTGTCCAGTAGAGCTAAGGCCAGGCGTGGCTGCTGACAGGATAGCAGTCTTAAAAAGAGCTGCGAATCCGCCTTGGGTGCTAAGCCCTGCCAATGTTGACGCAGATGGCAAGTCGCTCGCCACGTGAACTGACATGTCACTGAATAGACCTGCACCAATGCTTGAAATTTGAGTCATTTACATTACCTCGTTGTAGTTAAAGTTTATTGAGTAATCAGCCTTGTACAAAGACGGATTATCTTTATCGGACTGCTTGTTGCCGATGCTGCTGCCGAAGAATTGCACAACGCCACCATCTGTCGTGGCACGCATTCGGCCAACCAAGAACATGTCTAATGCATCCGCAATTATCGAAATAGGAGTTGCACTCCTTTCCCGTGGGACAAAAATCTCGGCGATCAGCACACCACCCGCAGAACGGATGTTGACCCCTGCGTCGCTTGCAATAATCTGCAATCTCACAAACGTCTTATCGTTCTTTGAGGCTGAGAAGTTCTCAGGGTATACAGGAATATCCTCGTCGATCCAAGCCTCTTCGGCAAAGATCGATAGGATACCTTCGTCAATCCTGCTGAATTTACCCATCGATGTTAGCCTCTCTATAGATGTTCAGGATCGCTATGAAATCATCCACGTATTCGATATCTGCGATGTTCCATTGAGTCTTGCCGTCCACAACACTGTCATACAACGGCACATCTCCTACCTTAGCAACTTCTACAAGAAGTTGTCGTGACATTACGCGTCGGCTGGTGGACGCGCGTCGGGATCGAACAATGACGGCATCTGCCTTCACGCTCGACGCGGCTGGGCCGACGACTTCTCTTTCTGCAAAGTCAAAAGTCTCTGCACCCTTCTTGAGAAAAGTCATCTCTCTCTTGAGGTCTGTCATTTGTGCGAACCCTACTCGCACCGCGTTTTCAATAATGAGCTTCGTGGACATCAGTTAGACCTCCACACAGCTCGCTCCACACCTGCTGTGATAGGGGCGAGAAGCTGTCTAACAACTACCGGGATTCGCTGCACACCCTTGGCACCTTCTAGTGTTATTGGACCAATCTCTAATTTCGAGAGACTGCCCGTATCTAGGAGGACACCCTTGTTGTTGAGGAGATGTAGTGACATCTCGTACGAAGCTTCGATAACGCGGAGGGGGGCGCCTAGCGTAGGGTAGCTCACTCTGGCACCAAGACGTGGGTCAAAGTAAGCGCCTGCTCTAGGGAAAGCCATTTTCTGTTCAACAGACACCACAACACCCAGGTACGTCATCCTGTCGATGACGCTTGTGCCCGAAAGCAACGCTGCTTCTCTTGCTACTTCAGCAGCGTTGTTCCAAGCTTCTGCATCGGTGCGATCAGCAAAGTAAGCATCCGCCTTTTCGAGCGCACTGCTTAGATACACATTTACGCCTTTAATTAACGCCATACTTACCTCCTGTGGTTAGCTGTGGAAAATCGGTAATATGCCTAGTGAGAGGGCAGAGGTTGCCTTACGGGCGAATACGCCTGTGGTGGCGGCTAGTGTGGCACTGCCAACACCAGTCAACGCAACTTGGGTAGCGCCTTCCTTCACTGACGCGTAGTCGGCATCAGATGGGAAGTTTGTTTGATCGCCATCCCAATCGTAACCAGCAGGTGCCAATACATAACCCCAACGTCTCCAGATAGAAGACTTACCGCCGCCCATGTAAGAACTAGCTTTACGCTCGATCTCTACTGGGAAAGGAACGTCTAAGCTCTCCATTGCGATAGCGCCAGGCAGCACGATAAAGCTGGTCTTCAAGCCAACAAGATCAACACCAGCGCCTGTATTTGCCTTGGTTGTTTCTGCAGCGCTCAGACTCTGGGTTGCACGTGTTTGCAGGATACGGAACTTGCCATCAAAGATGGTTTCGAACTCGACGTTACCATCTTGCACGCGAGTCTGATCCACTAAGTTGGCCGAACGGAGAGACGCCATGGTCTCTGGCGAGGTCAACAGATATGCGTACGCTGGCTCGTAGTCCTTGTATGCCATTCCGAAAGCCTGTAAGAAACCTTCAGCACGGGCAGCGCCCTGTGTTGTCGTACTGGCTGCGACAACAGTCTTGGCCGCGCCGAGATCGACGTAGAAGCCGTAACGCTTATCTTCTGGGTCGTTCTCAAAGGTCTGACCGCCTAAGCCGGTAGCGCCACTGCCTGCGGCTGCACCGTTCAACAGCTCAGAGGTCATTACACCTTTAAGGACTGAAAGGATTGCATTGTGCTCGTCTGTCGCACGAGTCTTGCCGAAGTCACGGCCAATCTTAGCGAGTCCGTCACGCTGAGTGATGACCTTTGCGATGTTGACGTCATCTGCACCATGGGTCCGGACTGTCTTGATGTAACGCAAGAAGTCGGTGCTTGTTGTGGTGACCACGCCGTCGGTCGCATCTGTGATAGATGCCACATTGATGACAGGGGTCAGAGGCTTGTCCCAACGTACCTGCCCGATAAAGGTCTCGGTAGAGGTGTCGATGTTAGGGTTCGAGCCTACAAGGTCGGTGCCTGAGAGACGACGTGCATCTGTGTATGCCTCGTCAGAGTACTCGGTCAGTGCTTCTTGTAGGACTTCGTTTGTTGCGCCTGGAATTGCTTGGGTTACTGCCATTGAAAATACTCCTATTTATTAAGTCGCGCTGAAGCTCTCTTGAGAACATCAGCTTGCGACATTTTGAACACAGAGCCCTTGCTGGTGTCAGCAGGGCTGTTGTTTGTGGCTACGTTGGCACTGATGCCTGAGCCACTCTGTGATTTCGTCTTCATTAAAAGGGCGTTATCCGGATCTGCTACAAAGGCCGCGACCGCAGCAGCCATAGGATTTCCACGAGCATCCACCCACTTGCCATCTTTGTCTTTGATCAAGATGTCTGATAGCTCTCTAAACGCAATGTTTGAGGCGCGAGTGCTTTTGAAGGTATGCTCCGACAAGGCGCTTCTCAGCGAATTGTCTCTTGTCAATGAGAGCACCGTTGTATTCAAGACCGCAATCTCGGCATCCTTCTCCGCAAGTTGGAGCTCGTAGGCTTCCTTATGCTTACCCTCTTCTTCCAGGGCCTTGATCTTGGCTGCACTGTCCTTCTGCTTGAAGGAAGCAACCTCTTCCAAGGCCTTGTCACGTGAGCTGTATGCTGTGTCAAGCTTGGTCTTTATGTCTGCTACCGCAGCCTTTACAGCTGCTTGGATTTGCGTCCCCATGTCATCTTTCTGAGCGTCAGTAACAACTGACTTGTCGGCAACAACCGCTTCAGTGCTTTCGTCTTGGTGCTGTGTTTCACTAGTTTCTTCTGTTGACATTATGCTGTCCTGTATGGTTACACTAGCCTATGCCGTACCAGGCTGTGTCGTTTTCGTATGGAGGGTCTTGAAGACCCTCAAGGATATCTGACTCTTTCAAGATGTCATCTTCGGTGAGCAGCTTTCCGTTGATTCTTGACCGTCCCGCTACGGGAATCAAGCCCAGCTCGATTGCTTCATCCAAGTTACGCTTGTAGACAGCGTAGGGCATCCCCCGCGCTCTCATCTCATCTAGCGTCTTCTTGATTACATTCTTCGGCAAAGCATCCGCGTATATCTGGCGGAGCCCTTTGCGTGCCGTTATCATGTGCGCTATGTTGTGAAAGAAAGCATCGTGCACGGTCGACGTCTCGATGCCCGCATCAGCGCCCCAAAGGTGCAACTGCTTGACGAAGACGGCATCATTACTATGGTTGCCGTTTACTGCGAAAGCTGTTCTTGCTTTTGTGATATCCACAATATCATTTATATGGCCGCCTTCGTTCAAGACGTACTGCTCCCACCAAGTAGCCTCGGTCTTCTGCGGAATCTGTAGCACATTCTTAACAAAGTTACCATCAGCGTCCTTGTAGGTTAGACGTTCCTCAAAAGTTTGTGTGAAATTCTGTTCGATAACCTTGCCATCGAAATTCACCCATGGTGCGTTAGTCCACTTCTTAGGCAGCTTATTGTCCTTGAATATCTCAACACCGTCTATCACCTTCTTTCCTAGCAATTTCAGCTTGAACACGGTGGTGCCGCTGCGTCTAGCGCCTGGGAGTTCTGCGCCATTTATGAGGATATCCAGGTTGTTTCCTGGCGCCCACACGCCTATCCCTTTCAGGAACTTCTCAGACAGTGGCTCGCCAGCCTTGATACCGAGGATCTCACTAACACGATCAGGCAATGTAAAGCCCTTCTCTTTATTGCCGAAGACCTGCGACTTTGCTATTGACTTGAAGCTGAAGTTGCTCTTGGCTGGCTTGGCATTCTCAAAGTATTCCTGAGATAGTTTGCCCATGAACTGCGTGAATGTCTTAGCGATAGGGGCTTGCTCTGCCAACAAGTCGCTCATGATTCGTGCCACTTGTTTGAAATCAGTAGGCGTCACTACACGCTCGTGTTGACTCGATAGCTTGTCTACTAATGTACGCGTCTCAGGGTCTAAGAACCAAAGCTGCTCTAATATATCATCGCCGGGATCCTGCCCTCTATCAAAAGTATCTTTGACACGGCGCCTTAGAATCTGGAGCTCTTTGTGAGTGTCAGGGTCATGCATCTTGAACCTAGCGGCACGGGCGGAGATCTGATCGAGCACTTGATCACGCTCAGTAGCTCTGATGACTAGCAGATTGCCGTCAATATCGAGAATCTTCGCTAGCTTTCCCTCCACATTAAGCGCTGCGGTTCTTTCACCAGCCCCGTAGAATGTGACCATATTTGCGGCCTTTGCTGCTTTCCTTAGGTCTCGCTCGTTCAAGCCGAGCTTCTTGTTAAGCTCGATAAAGCGAGGGTCTCTGAAGGTAGAAGCAGCGATCTCGTCGTATAGGCGCTGCTTCTGCTTGGTCTGAATGACGTTGCTCAATGCGGCTAGTTGCTTGTTCTTTGTGGTAATCGCGATGATCTGCGCACCAGAAGAGCTCGCATCCTGCTCTAGCGCCAATGAGGTGTAATAGTGATCCAGCTGCTTTAGGTTGAAATCTGAGTACTTCTCACCTGACTTTAGCTGCGCACGAATATCGTCCATGTCAAATGCGCCGATCCAAAAAGACGTGCGCACCTTCGACAGATCTAGCTCGGCGCTGTCAAGCACACTGGCTGGTATCTCGATAACTCGCAGCTTTGCGGGCGGAGGCTGTTGCGCTAGTAGTTTGAAAGCTCGATGGTTGCCATCGACAATCTGGTAGCCGTCAAGCCCTTGGGGGTGCTTCGTGACCAATATTGGCTTGCTTACATCAGCACTTGCAACCTTGGCGTCGAAGTCTACGCCGAATGTACCTCTGTCGATACGGGCCATTGTTTCTCGTGGCGTGATAAAGATCTTGTCGGCTGCAAGGTTTGTTACAGGCCTTGTCCGCGCTGCGACGAGGAGGGGATTAAGGTCGAACAGAGCCAGACCATTACCCCACCAGACACCGTCTTGAAAGAAGCCTCTCTGCTCTAGAAACGGCTTGTGCACAGTCGTGCTTAGGAAGTTATCAACCTTCGCCATCTCTAGGGCGAACCTATAGAACTTGGCTAGCTCTTCAGGGTCCACGCGCTGGACTACACTACTCGATAAAATCTTACGGATATCATCAGGCTTGCCCCTAAGCATCAAGTTTCCTATTTCGACCAGCTGAGGTCTTAGTCTGTCATAGATTTCTCTACGGCCTGAGGTTGTCAGAGAGTTCGACGTACCCTCGAAAAAAGCATCCATGCCACCCAAGAATGAACCCACTTGGTCCCGCAGTGTATCATAACCTTCTCTGCCTAGAACTTCAGGCTTGGCTGTATTAAGGAAAGGTCGAAAGGTCTCCCCAGATTGAGGGCCGATAAGCCCTCTGTCGTATATACGTAGCCGATGATCAACGAAAGGATTATTGCTGAAGCTAGCGTCCTTCTTACGGAGCCACTCCATTGCCTTGAAGCGTTCATAGGAATCTCCACGTGAGACGAGGTACTTCTTGAAGAAGTTAACGTCTTCAAAGTAAGCAGCACGCCCCTTGTCATCCCTAAAATCTAGCAGCGTAGTAACGAAGCTGTGGAAGTCGGGATCTATCTTGTACTTTGCGTTAGCAGTCCAATTGAGCGCTCTGGACAAGTCCTTGTCCACAAGCTCCACAGGAAAATCATAAAAGCTAGTGGAGGATGTGATAGGTATCCTGGTGTCATACAAGAAGCCTGCTCGCTTGGTGAAGTACGTCTTAAAGCCTGGTCGGATCAAGAGCCGGTTCTTATCAGAGGTAGGGCTAACTCGTAAGCCGAGCTCTATTGCCCTGGTAAGTCGTGAGTATTCGATCAAGCGCGGGTCTGTGAGTCGTAGGTTAAAAGACAAGGTATCATAGTAGGGGCCGAAGTATTTACCGCCTGTCCTAGACTTCAGACGGCGCTTCTGCACCCCAAACGTATCCAGGGTGAACAACTTCTTGGCAGCAGGCGCTTCAAGCATTGACTTGCCTACCGTGAACCACTGTTGCTTAGTGCCGTTTAAGTTAGCAGTGTTGTATAGCATACGCCCTAGCTCGATTGCGAACTGATCCCTGTCTGGCCCGGCATCCATTGATAGCTTATGCGCAAGACGCATATAGAAACGATCCACGTCGGAGCGCTTTAGCCGTGACCAGACGAATAGTGGTATCCTGCTGTCAAATATCGGGCGCATCTCTCTGGCAATCTTAGGCACAACTCGGTCTTCCCACTTGTTCTTTGCAAAGATATTCTTCAAAAAGTTATCATGGATGTCATCTAGCTGTATTTCCCCCAAGATGGGGTCTATGTAGTTGTCTAGCTTCAGTCTACGCAGAAACGCACCATCTTTGCGCAAGGTGTTCTCTATCGTATCAGACACATTTATGACATCGAATTTGATTTGCGAATTCGCCACAGCTTTGAAGTTCGTCCAGCCCTCGCCAGACTTTCTCTGGCGAACAAACAGTATCCTGAGATTATCTGCCACAACTGAACGCTCATTCATGCTCATGCTGCCGTCCAGACTCTTTATAAAGCTGGTGATGAATGCCTTGTCCTTGTCGAGCAGGTCAGGACTGGTCTCTATCTGCCGCATCCTGTTAAGGAGCAGAGCAGCATTAGGCTGATAACGACGTGAATCATCGTAGCGATGCGTTATAGGGTTGTAAATTGCCTGTTTCTCTGTCGGCAATGAATTCAGCACACGCCTGCGATTATTCGACTTTGTGCTGAGTAATATGCCTCTGTAATTTGTCAGGGAAAGAGTCCCATCCAGCTCTCCAGCTTGTAATAGGTAATATTCTTTCAAATTCTTTGTTAGTACAGGGTCATCCAGGAAGTCCTCGATGCGGCTTGCGCCTATTGCTAACGAGTCTAACTTTATCTTCGCCAATGCGAATCGTGCAGTATCACCAGGAGTGACGACATCTGTCAACTTTCTAAGCTCCGTGATACCCACAAGGTTTCCTTCGAAATCGGTGAACTTCTTGAGAGGCAGCTTGCCCGCCTCAAACAGCGCAACACGCTTAGGGTCTTTCAGATGCCTCAACTTGGTGGCGAACGGTTGCCTGGTTAACCAATCATTGTAGTGTTCTTTCTTAGCCAGCACACCATCCAGGAGCATCACACGCTCAGGCGTGAGCTTTAAGAGGTTGCGTCTTCGCACCTGGGCAACGCCTTCCAGCTTGACGAAGCCGTCCCATGACTTGAACACAGGCATCGGGACAGAGCGGCAGCGGTAGTGCGCCGGTGGGAGATGTGTGAAATCGTCCACAGGATATATCTGGCCATCTCTGTGGATACAAATGTCTGTAGTCTTGCCATCCAACAGCGCTACATACTCCCAACCTCGCAAGGACTCCTTATTGGCCATGAACACTGCATGGTCGGCTTGAGCGGACACAGAAGTTACAGCTGTTGTTGTCAGAGACTTAGATTGCTCCTTGCTGATCTTGAAAGGGTTCTTGCGGCGCACCTCTAGCGCCATCCGCTCCATCGACCAGCCGTCATGCAATCCTGCACGTATGATACCCTCTGTGCGCTTTCTCTCGATACCAGCGATATCACCCCAACCCTCAAGGAGTGTGCGCTCCTTAAAGATAGGTCGTCTCAGCACAATATCTCTCGCGATCTGTCGGTTTGGTTGGTTGATGCGCCAGATCTCACCAACCCCTGTCTCGAAGGATTGGGCTTGAAACGACAATTGATTGCCGATAAGGTCTATCAACGACCTCTCAGAGCTTGTGTTTATGTTCTTGAAGGATTCCATCTGCATTGCACGAAAGTCTTTCATGAAGGGCGCCGCATCCCGCTTCTTCAATGCCCTGCCTTTAAATAGACCGAACGCTGTGTCTCGGCGAGCATCAGATGCCACCACGACTTTGCGTACCATGCCATTCTCAAACTTACTGACAGCTATCCCTCGTTCAACAGATCTGTCAAAGACTTCCGTGTTTACATTCATTTGCTTATGGCCTCTAGCCGCTTATGGCTTTTTTGTCATCGGGGTTATCACTCTCAGGAAGGAAGTCATCATCTGTTACTTCCTTCTGCCCCTCCTCATCGAGGTAGTCCGG